CGCGTCCAGGTCTCGACCACGCCCTCGATGCGCTCCTCGTGCTCGCCGTCGATGCTGCCCGAGGCGTTGACCACCCGGGCGTCGTGGCTCGAACCATCGGGCAGGTCCACCGTCACCAGGTCGCCGAAGGCCCAGTCGCGCCCGTACAGGCAGGCGTCGGTCTGGAGAATCTTGCCCGTGACCAGGTCCACCTCGCCGTCCTCGATCAGCTTCTGCTGGAGCCAACTCGGGATCGAGTCGGGGCTGGTGACGTCCCTCACGTCGTAGAACGCCTCGCGCCGGGCGTAGGGAGACCCGGTCAGCCGGGCCGGCACGCTCTCCTCCAGGTAGATGGCCCGCTCCATGCCGCCGCCCTGCCAGCCGCCATAGGCGGCCGTCACCGCCTCGGCCCAGATCACCGTGTGCTCCAGGTCCACGATGTTGCCGTTGTCGTGGCTGAAAATGGTGGGCTTGCGGCCGTCGGGGTTGCCGCGCCGCCGGTCAACGCCGTAGATGGGCGCATAGGTCTGGAACTGATAACCGCCGCCGGGCAAGCGGGCCATGCGGAAATCGCAGCCGCCGCGCCCGCCGTCCTCGCCCACGGCGTCCACCATGGCGTCGTGCAGGCGGTCCCAGTTGCCCTCGTAGCACAGCCAGACCCCCGCGCCGGCCTTGCCCGCCGCCGACACGTAGGCGTATTGCCGGTCGGCCTCGGCGGGGTCGGACAGCGACTCGGCCACCATGGCCTTGAGCAGGTCGTCGGCGGGCTCGCTGCCCCACCACAGGTCGTAGTAGGCCCAGTTGTCGTTGGCGACGTTGGCCACCGGTTGCAGGAGCGGCTGGGTCAACAGCCACTCGGGCGACAGGCCCAGCGAGGCCCAGTAGGCCTCGTCCACCTCGCTCGTGATCCAGCGTTTGTGCTCGCCCAGGTGGAACCCGACGAACTCCTCGTACCAGTTGGCCGGGTCGTCCGACCAGTTGCGCTCGATCAGCACCTGGTAGTGGGGGTGGAAGCGGTCCTTGGTGGCCGTTTCCGCCACCAGCTCGCAGCGGTAGGCACCGGGCTCGTTGAGGCGGTGCTCCCAGGTGATGCCCAGGAAGTCGTCGCCGGGGAAGAGCTGGGCGACCTTGCTGCCCGCATAGTCGAGCAAATACACGCGATATCGGCCAAACGATGCCATCTGTCCCCCTATGCGTCTGCCGTATAGTACATCTCCAGGCCCAGGAACCGCATGGCGCTGTTGTAGGAGTCGGCGGCCCCGTCCCGGCTCAGGCGGATGGCCACGATGTCACCCGTAACGGCAGGCAGCGCGACGAGCAGGTCGCGATAGATGTTGGTATTGACCCGGAGCTGCTGGTCCACGTTGGTCGTGCCCGCGGCGTTGGTCAGGGTCGTGCCGCCGCCGGGGTCGGCGCCGTAGTCGATGGAGTAGTCCCACTGGCAGTTCTCGACGCCCGCGCCCGCGCCGTTGACGTGGGGCGCGGACCAGACATAAAATGACAGGCCCGTCGAGTATTCCACTGGCACCTGGAAGTAAACCCACACCCGGTTGAAGGCGGCGTCGGCGAAGGCCCAATAGTCGTAGAAGCCCACGCCCGCCGTCCAGGTGGCCGGGTTGGCCGAGTTCGGTTCGACGGAGCCCGACCCCCGGCAGTCCCAGCGGGCCATGTCGGGGATCTTGGCCGCCGTGACCGCCCCCTCGGCGTACATCCCCGCTACAATCACGTTGGCCGGCCACTCGGTGGAGTAGGCGGCAAAGTCGCGCTGGTCGGTCAGGGTGATCAGCCCCTGGTCGTCGATGAGGGCCAGTGCCAGCGGGATCTCGTAGACCGCGCCCGCCGCCTGGGTCAGGGCCGGCACCGACCCGATGCCGCCACTGAACGCCGTGCCGGCCACGCGGGCCAGGCGCACAGTCTGGGCGCTCCAGTCGCGGCGCACGACCACGCGGTCATAGCGTTGGTAGCCCGCCGCCGGCGTGGGGATACTGACCGACTCCGCCTCGTCCGACTCGTAGAACATGCCGTAGACGTAGGCCGCGCCGGTGGCGATGGACACCGGGCTGCCCGTGCCGCTGGCCAGGAGGCCGCCGCCCCAGCCGAACAGCACCCCCTTGTCGCCCGTGCAGCCGGTGATGGCCCGGAAGAAGCGGTCCATCACATCGTCCTGCGAATAGGGGCCGCAGTCACCCAGCACCGTGCCATCCCAGAACAGCGAGATCTCGGCCATCAGCGCACCGCCTCGTAGGAGAATTCGACCATGGCCAGGTGGCCCGGCGAGGTAGAGGTATCGCCCGCGTGGGCCCCCGTGCGGTCGATGCGGATGTGGACCAGGTCGCCGGCGCTACAGGCCACGTTGCCCAAGGAGAACCGCGCCATGTCGTCGTAGAGCCAGGTCGCGTCCTCAGCGATCACCACGTTGTTGGCCACCGCCGCCCAGGCCCCATTGGGCGCGCAGACAATGGCATTGCAGGCCCACCGCTGGTCGGCGCCGGCCGCCGGGTTGGCGTTGTACCAGGCCAGCCACAGGTAGACGGTCAACCAGGGCGTGGCCGGGTTCTGGTCGGCGGGCACCCGCAGCGTGATCCAGCCCGAGGAGGTGGCCGCGTCGGGGTAGGACCACTGGTCGCGGTAGACCACCGGCTTGTAGGCCGTATAGGGCCTGTACCAGGCCCAGGTGGTCGCGTTGGTGGCGTCCGGCTCCAGCGACCCGGCCCCGCGCGTCACCCACCGCGTTGGGTTGATCATTTCCGCCGAGGTGACGGCATTGGCCTGAATGTTCTCCGTCTGGACCGACAGCGGCGGCGGCTCGGTGGAGAACTCGCAGAAGTCGCGCGTATCGGTGATAAGTGTAATCGCCCCGGCGACGGTCGTCACCTGGGCCAGCGGCACGTCGTAGGTGACACCCGGGTTCTGGACCAGCGGCGCGGCGATCACCGTGATGCGCGCCGTCTGGGCCGCCCACGAGCGCCGCACCACGACCTCACTCACCGCGTTGTTGGGCAGCACCGCCGTGGTGGCCGTGTCGTTCTCGTAGTACAGGCCGTACACGATGGCCCCGCCCGTGTCGATGGCCGCGTTCAGGCCGCCGCCGTCGGTGACCTCCAGCTCGTTGAGCCAGTTGCGCAGCACCCCCTGGTTGCCCGTGCCGTCCAGCAGGGCGCGGGTCACGCGATCCATCCACTCGGCGCTGGTGATGGACACCGCGTCGCCCAGTATGCTGCCATCCCAGAAACGCGAACGCTCGACCATTAGGTATAGCCCTCGTATAACAGCTCGACGCCCATGATGCCTGTGTCCTCCGTGCCCGAGGTGTTGCGGTAGGCGACGTAGAGATGGATCATCTCGTCATCGTCGGGCACGGCCGGCGTGAACGTCAGCACCAGCGTGCGGAACACATCCGACACGGCGGGCGTGAAGCCAGAAATGTAGCTACTGCTGATGCCGCTGAAGGTGGCCTGCAAGCCGTCCTTGTAAAACTGGGCGATGCTATGCGCATACCAGGTCTGGGCCACGCTCACGTTGGCCGTCCACCACAGGTAGGCGTAGACCGGGCCGCCGGCGTAATCAGCGGGCATCCGGGTGGAGCCGTACAGACCTCGGTAGTTGGCCGAGGTGCCCACGCACTGCCAGGCCTGGTCGTTGGCCGCACCGCCCCACACTGGGGGCCCCACCTGGGTCTGGTTGTAGGTGGACCAGTCAAACACGCCGCCCCAGTCGTAGGTCACGTACCCGGTGTTGACGTTGGGCTGCAGGTCACCCGCGCCCAGGAAATGCACCTTGGAGCGCACCGCCCGGTCCAACCAGTCCACCGAGCTGTTGGCCAATTGGGTGTTGCCGAAGGCATCCACCGCGAACCCGGTCGGGTAGAGGCAATATTCACGTTCGTCGGTGACGGCGATCGCGCCGCCCGTGGTGACCGAGAAGGAGGCCAACGGGATGTCGTAGATGCCGCTGCCGTCGGGCGCGGGCGACTGGGTCAGGGCCGGCGGCGTGTAGCTGCCCTCGGTGCCCACGAGGTGCACCATGCGCGCCGTCTGGGCTGCCCAGTCGCGGCGGATCACGATGCGGTCGTAGCGCGTGTCGCTGGTCGGGCTGGTGATGACCACGTTGGCCGCCGCGTCGTTCTCGTAGAACAGGCCGTAGATGACCGCCGCGCCAGTGTCCACCTGGAGCGGGGTGACCACGCCGGTGACCGCCAGCTCCATGTTCCAGTTCTTGAGCACGCCCCGGTTGCCCGTTCCGTTCCAGGTGGCCCGGAACAGGCGGTCGATAAAATAGGACTGATAACCGGCGTTGGCCATCCGGTAGCCGATGCCATCCGCCGCGTTCACCGTCAGGGCGTCGGCGTCGCCTACACTGGCACCATCCCAGAGGAGCGAGATCTGCGTCATAGTTACGTCCCCAGCAATTCCACGAACCAGCAGACGCCGATGGTGGTCGTCAGGTGCACCACGCCGCCGCTGGCAAAGACGTCCAGGGTGTTGGCCCCGGGCTCCAGGGCAAAGCTGCCGGTATCCCCGCTGAGATAGGTGGACACGTCGGTGGCCGGCGTGGTGAGGTCCGAGGTAGCCGTCTTGCCGGGGATGTCCACTGTGACGGTCTCCCCAGCGGCGATGGTGTAGCCGTCCCAGATCAGGATGTGGCCCGAGGTGGCATTGGAGATCACCCAGTCCTCGATAGGGCCCTCGACCGTCAGGACCGGGCGCACGGCCCACGACCCGTCGTTGGTGCAGGTCAGCGTATTGGTGGCCGCCGTCGTGCCCAGCAGGAAGGGGCCGGTGAAGCCCAGCACCAGGGCCGGGGCCAGCGTCCAGGTGTCGTCCACGATGCAGGTGCGCCCGTCGGCGTCGCGCGTTTCGCCTACGTCCAGCGGCGAGTTGACCCACTTCCACAGCGGATCCATGAACTGGAGGCGGGCCGCGCCCACCTGGTTCCAGACCGAGCCATCGCCCGTGGACTGGTCGGTGGACCGCAGCTCGTAGTTGGACTGATACCAGCCCTCCCGCAATTCGTAGGTCAGGGCCTCGCCCGGCACGTTGAGCCGCAGCCGCAGGGGCGAGTTGCGCGGCGACAGCATCTCCACGTTGGCCCGGCGATAGGCGTACATGCCGCCCCGCCCGCAGCCCTGGGAGGCCAGGATCAGGTCCACGGTGCGCGGGCCAATGGCGTAGCCCCAGTGCGTCACCCCATCCTGGAACGGCGACCGCGTGGTCCAGTGGTGGATGGGCGGCATCCCCAGGCCGGACACCTCCAGGGCGTGGCGCGCCTCGGGGAGGAGCGGGAACTCGGTCCCGCCATCGTCGATCAGCGTGAACTCCAGCAGCGCATCACTCATCGCATCGTCCTCATCTGTAGCATCTGCTGGTAGAGGAACAGGTCCTCACGCAGGGAAGCTTCCGACTGGGCCTGCTGGTAGTTGGCCTCCACGGTCAGGTTGTGCTCGTAGGTGGTCTGTGAAGGGGCGGCAGGCGCGGGCGCGGGCAGCGCCGCCGTGGTGGTCCCCACGTCCACCACCGGCGGCGCCCCCAGCACTGAGGCCATCTCGCGGCTCGGTGTTTGACCCACGTCGGCCAATAACGCACCCTGGACCGTGGGCTGGAATGCGGCCAGGGCCTCCTCGAGCGCCGTCTGCATCGACACGCCGAACGACTCGCCCACGTTGGCCCCCAGGCGGATGGCCCACTTCGAGGGCGATTGCGCTTCGAGGCCCGACTCCATGGTGCCGCGCACCGCCGCCGCTGCCGCAGCCGCCGCGTCCTGGAACCGGCGCACCCAGTCGTCGAGGGCCGGCTGCAAATTATAAACGGCCATGCGCTGGAGCGCGTCCTGCACGCCGGGGCCGATGCCCTCCACCGCGTCCAGGTACTCCTGGGCCGACTGCTGGGCGCTGGTGCGGATGGCCGTCTGCTCCTCGCCCAGGGCGCGGTCAATCTCGGCCTTGCGGTCGCCGTGGGCCTGCACCAGGTCCTGGTAGCGGTCCTGGTAGTTCTGGCGCTCCTCCGCGATCTGGGCCTGGAGC